AAGATCCACATCGCGCGCAAGCAGCTGAACCTCGACGAGGACACCTACCGCGCCATGCTGTTCACCGTCGCGAGGGTACGCTCGGCCCGCGATCTCGACGAGGGTGGACGCCGCAAGGTGCTGGAGCACCTGCGCGCGCGCGGCTTCAAGGCCCGCCGCAAGGGACGCCCCCATAATATCGACAGCAAGGATCGCGGCCCGCAGCTGAAAAAGATCGAGGCGCTGCTCAGTGAGGCGAAACGTCCCTGGTCCTACGCCGATGGCATTGCGCAGCAGATGTTTCACGTGGATCGAGTCGCGCTCTGCGCGCCGGCACAGCTGCGCAGCCTGATCGCCGCGCTGGTGAAAGATGCCGCGCGACACGGCAGGCGCACCGCATGACCCTGCAGGTCACCTGCCCGGTATGCGCCGCGGCCTTTCCGATGACCGCCGGCCTGAATGACGCCGAGGCGCGCCGTTTCGCGGTGCTGATGGGTGAACTGCCGCCGCCGATCGCCCGGTTAATGCCCGATTATCTGGCCCTTTTCAAGCCGCTTAAACAGGGTTTGAGGTGGCAGCGCCTGGTGAAACTGCTCGCCGAACTGCTGCCGGAGATCACGGCCGGCGAAATCACCCGCAATGCCCGCACGATAAAGGCGCCCGCAACGGTCTGGGTGGCGGCGCTGGAGGCGACCATCGGGCAGCGCGCTGCGCTCACGCTTCCGCTCGACGGGCACGGTTACCTGCGCTCGGTGGTGGCCGGCATGGCGGACAAGGCCGCAGGCCAGGCTGAACAGCGCCGCGAGCAGGCGCTGCGCACCGGCGAAAGCACCCGCCGCGACGGACCGGCCAAGGCCGGGGAGTTCGCGAAAACCGCCATCGACCCCGCGAAACGGCGCGACGGCATGAAGGCGCTGCGCAAGAAAACCGGCCTGTGAAACTCGCCGCGCGCTACCTCCCGCCGTTGCTGCAGGAATTGACCGACATCATCGGCCTGCCCGCCACGCTCAAACTGGTCGAGCATTTCGGCGGCATCCGGGTTTTCATTCCTTCGGATCCGCGGCGCCTCGGCGCAGACCATGCCCTGGTGCGCGCGCTTGGGCGCGATGCCGCGATCCGGCTGACAGCCTATAGCCCGAATGCCGAAATCGCCGTGCCGCGCTGCGTCGCCGCGATTCGCCGGGTGCGCGACGCCGAGATCCGCCGCGCTCACCACGAGGACGGCTGGACCGCCGCGCGGCTGGCGCGCGCGCATGCTTTGACCGAACGCCAGGTTTACGCAATACTAGCTCTGCCGTTCGATAATGAGGACAGCCGCCAGGCGACCTTGTTCTAAGCCTCTCCGCTGAAACCCTTCAGCGTCCCACCTTCCCCCGTCGCCAGCATACTGGCGGCATGACCACGCAGTCCGAAACCCGGCCCCGCGAATACGCCTCACAGATCCTGCGCCTCAACTGCCGGGAGGACCGGATCGCCGCGCTTGCCGCGGTTCCCGCCCATCTTCGCCCCTGGGTTCGTGATTACGTGGTCACCTTCTTCGAGCGCCTCAAGGCACAACCAGAGCCCGGAAATGCCACGCGATGCTGAGGAGCCTTCTCTGGTTGTTGATCGCCTCGGCGGTTTTCTACAGCGCCCTCTGGGCGGATACCTTCTGGGCGGCGGTCCATGAATCGTTTTGGCTCTCGTTGTTTCTGATTCTGGTCGCTATGGCCACTCTGATGTGGATGCTTCTATGCGGCGCGCGGCAGCGGCAAGTGAATATATCGTGATGGATTCCATGCCTGATGAAGCGATCACCACCCATACGAAAAGCTGGATACCGGTAAGGGCGTCCGCATGAAACTCGCCTGGGGCGCAAAGGTCAGCCAGGATTTCCGTTACCGGCTGCGCATGATGTGCCAGGAATTCCAGTGGCGCAACGAGCAGGCATCCCACCTGATGGGGTGCATGGCCTTCGAAACCGGAGGGACTTTCAGCGCTCAGGAGAAAAATCGCGCCGGCAGCGGTGCGGTCGGCCTCATTCAATTCACGCCGACGGGAGTGAAACGCCTGCGCTGGACGCTGGACCAGATCGGGCGCATGAACGAGATCGAGCAGCTCGATGTCGTCGAGGAGTACTTCGCCCCCTACGCCGGCAAGATCCACACCTTCAGCGATATGTACATGGCGATCCTGGCGCCAAAGGCCATCGGTATGCCGGAGGAGACCCCGCTCTATTCGCTGGACATGGGGGCCGCCTACCGGCTCAATGCCGCGCTCGATGTCAACAATGACGGCACCATCACCAAGGTCGAGGCGGCCCGGTTCCCCGAGAAGTGGCTGGTGCGCGGGCTCGAATTCGGCAACTGGACCGATGAGCCCGACATCGAGGACGGTGGCCAGGCGCGGGTGCGCGAACTGCTGGCGCGCATCGCCGCCGATACGGCGGAGCTGACGCGGCTGGTGGCCCCTGTATGAACGCCCAGAAATGGAAAGACCTCGGCATGACGGTGGCGCGGATCGGGTTGCCGACGCTTGGCGGGATGATGGCGGGCGGTCCGATTGGCGCGGCGGGCGCGGCGATTGCCGCGGCCGCTAATGAGCTGGGCATCCCGGCAGAGCAGGCCGACGATCCTGACGTGATCAGCCAGGCCATCCAGGCGGATCCGCAATCCGCGCTCAAACTCTACGAGCTTAATGCTGATCTGGAATCGCAGCGCATCAAGGCCGCGGCCGAGACCGCTGTCGCCGAGTACCAGGAGGCGGCGAAACAGCAGGCGGCCACCAACGAAACCATGCGCGCGGAAATCGTCAGCGAGGACCCGTTCGTGCGCCGCGCGCGGCCGTTCTTTATCTGGATCATGGGCCTCAGCTGGGGCTATCAGATGACCGCGCTGGTCACCATCGGCGGCTTCGCGGTCTACAAGCACCCGGTCGATGCCGGCGCGATCATTACCGCGATTGGTGGCCTGGCGGGCGCCCTGACGACGATGTGGGGCGTGGCGCTGGCGGTGGTCGGGGTGTACTTCAAACAGCGATCTAACGATAAGGCGCGCGCGGTGGGATTGCCTCCTGCCGGTCTTCTGGACTTCCTCAAGAAATGACGCGCATTCTCGGCATCAACGGCATCATGAGCCACGGCAAGCGCAGCACCGACGAGCTGCTCGCCGATCTCGCCCGGCATGGCGCGCAGACCATCGACGCCAATTACCCGCTGCGCGAGATCTGGGAAGTGCGCCGGCGCAGCCATCAGCACAACGACGCGCGGCGGCTGATGCAGCGCTACTACAGCGAGGATGACGTGGTCGTCGCGCACTCCTACGGCTGCCTGGTCTCCTTGCGCATGATGGAGATGGGCGCGCGCTTCTCGCGCATGTTCTGGTTTCGCCCGGCGATGAACCGCGATTACCATATTCCGGCCAAGGCCTGCGAGCGGCTCTATGTCATTCATGACCCGGGCGATCGCGCGATCCTGTTCGGCAGCGTGATCCCGTTTCACGATTTCGGCAATGCCGGGCGTTTCGGCCTGATGGCCGGCGCCAGCGGCTGCGGACGCATCCACGGCGATTCGCGCATCATCAACACCCGCACGCCGGACTACTCCGAACACGAGTTCTGGCATCACAGCGATGATTTTCTCGATGCCAACCGCCCGCGCTGGGTCAAATTCATCACCAACAGGCTGCCCCTGTGACCTTGCATGACATCGATATAGAGATCAAGGACATCGTCCTGATCGTTCAGCTACTCATCAATGCCGCGATCGGTATCTATGTCTGGATCAGCAACCGCCAGCGCGTCACGGTCGAGCGCATCAACCAACTGGAGCGCGACGTGGATTCACGCCTGGATATTCATTCCGATCGGCTGACGCGAGTCGAGGTCAGCGCCGGCGCCGCTCCTACCCATGATGATCTGAAGCGCCTGCACCAGCGCCTTGATTCCGTCAACGGCGAGCTGCAGAACCTCACCGGGCAATTCAAGACCACCAACAACACCCTGATCCTGATCCACGAATACCTGCTGAACGGGAACCATCCATGAGTTATGACCGGCTGCTGATCGAAAACCTGCGCCTTTCCATCCTGCAGATCCTCCAGGAGGCGCCCGATTATGCCCACAATGAATATGTGCTCGACTCCGCGCTGCAGCAACTGCGCATCGGCATCAGCACGGACCAGTTGCGCGGGCAGCTTGCCTGGCTCGACGAGCAGGGCCTGATCCGGCTGGCCTCGGTTGACGGTCCCGGCATGGCCGTGCGCACCGCGCGGCTCACCCGCCGCGGCGAGGATGCTGCCCTGGGGCATGCGCGTATCCCGGGCGTCGCGCGCCCGCGCCCGGAGGGCTGACGCCGTGGGGCGGATTTCATCGATAGACCGCCTGCCCGCCGAGGCGCGCAGCGCGCTGCAGGGATGGCTCGCCGAGCCCGGCATCACCCAGCAGGAAGCCAAGGACCGCGTCAACGACCTACTCGCCGACATGGGAATCCATGATCTGCAGCTTACCCGCAGCGCGGTCAATCGCTACGACATCCGCATGCGCGAGGTCGGTCAGCGCCTGCGCGAGCGTCACGAGGTCGCCGAGATGTGGATCGGCAAGTTCGGACGCATGCCCGCGGGTCAACTCGGTCAGCTGATCATCCAGATGGTGCACGGGCTCGCCTTCGACGCCGGCGTGCAGCTCTCCGAGCTGGAAATGGACGCCGAGAACATGCCCGGCACGGTGAAGATGCTGAAAGAGCTGGCCATCACCATCGAGCGCACCGAGCGCGCCGCCTCGCTGAACGCGGAGCGCGAGGCCGAGATCCGCCGCGAGGAGCGCGAGGCCGCCGCCGGAGCGGCCGAGACGATCGCGCGCCAGGGCGGCATGTCGAAGGACACCGTCGAGGCAATCAAGGCGAGCATCCTGGGCGTCCCGAGTGGATCTTAGAAAAGACATTCCGAATACCGCCGGCAAGGCGATCGCGGCAGATCTGCCGATGGTGCTCCTGCCCTATCAGCAGGCGTGGATCGCCGATGATGCCCAGCTCAAGATCGGCGAGAAAAGCCGGCGCATCGGCATCACCTGGGCCGAGGCCGCCGACGATGCGCTGATCGCGGCCGCCGACAAGTCGGCCGGCGGGCAGAATGTCTACTACATCGGCTACAACCAGGACATGGGGCTGGAGTACATCGAGGCCTGCGGCATGTGGGCGAAAGCGTTCAATTATGCCGCGAGCGAGGTGGAGGAGGGGATCTGGGAGGAGGATGGCGAAGACAAGCACATCAAGACGTTCACCATCAAGTTCCCGTCATCCGGACACCGCATCGTCGCACTGTCCTCGCGTCCGGCAAACCTGCGCGGCAAGCAGGGCGTGATCGTCATCGACGAGGCGGCATTCCACGACAAGCTCGGCGAACTGCTGAAAGCGGCGCTCGCACTGCTGATCTGGGGCGGCAAGGTGCGCGTGATCAGCACCCACGACGGCGACACCAACCCGTTCAACGAGCTGGTGAGCGAGATCCGCAACGGCAGCCGCAAGGGCTCGGTGCATCGCACCACCTTTCATGAGGCCATTGACCAGGGCCTGTACCGCCGCGTCTGCCTGCGCCTTGGCAAACAATGGAGCGCCGCCGACGAGGCCGCCTGGGTGCGCAGTGTCTATGACTTCTACGGCGAGGATGCAGCCGAGGAGCTGGATGTCATACCCAAGGCCGGCAGCGGCAGCTACATCCCCGCCATCCTCATCGAGCAGTCGATGGTTGACGCGCCGATCATTCGCCTGGAATACGACGACGCCTTCGCCGCGCAACCGGAGCCGCAGCGCCGCATCGAGGTCGCCGACTGGATCGCGCTGCAGCTCGATCCGCTGCTCGATGGACTGAACGCTTCGTTGCTGCATGTCTACGGAGAGGACTTCGCGCGCTCCGGACACCTCTCGGTGATCGCCCCGATGATGATCTCCGAGCACCTGGTGCGCTGGGTACCGTTCCTGGTCGAGCTGCGCAACGTACCGACGCGCCAGCAGGAGCAGATCCTCTGGCACATCATCGACCGCCTGCCGCGTTTCCAGGCGGCGGCGATGGATGCCACCGGCAACGGCGAGACCATCGCGGAGTACACGCTGGATAAATATGGCCAGCGCATCGAGCCGGTGAAACTCAACGACGCCTTTTACGGTGCCCAGATGACGCACTTTAAAGCCGCCTTCGAAGACGGTTTAATACGCATTCCACGCAATGCCGATGTACGCCGCGACCTGCGCTCCATTTCGGTGGTGAAGGGCATCCCGAAGCTGAACAAGGAAGCGGAATACGAAGGTGCCGACGGCAAGAAGCGCCACGGCGATGCCGCGATCGCGCTGTTCCTCGCCTACTACGCGAGCCTGAAGGATGTCGTGGAAATCGACTTCCAGTCCTCCGGCCGCCGTGAATCCCTGGGCGCATTCCAGGATCACGCCGCTCCCCGCGCGCGCGCCACCGACACCGGTTTCGGCACCATCGCCGGACACAACGATTTCAGGGGGTGGCGATGACTCTCGTGACAGAGATTGTCGCTGCGGTCGATGCCGAGCCTGAGCTGCCTGGAAATATGCCAGATACGATGTGGGAGCTGATCCGAAACGATCGCGATGCCTTCGAGGAGCTTATGCGCATTGTTGTGCGCGAGACAAAGGCGGGCATTCGTGAGCGTCTCTGTACACTGCTCGAAAATTGGAGCGAGGAATCGACGCAATGAGCTATATCCAGACCCGGTCCGGCCTGCTGATGCCGGCGAGTTTCGCGGAAGCGCCGCTCAAGGCCCCGGAGATGCGCGAGGTCGCCACCACACAGGACGGGCGCGACATCACCCGCGGCTATGTCGACCCGATGATGCTGCTCGCGCCGCAGGACACCGTGCTGGCCGCGCGCGGCGGCAATTACGAGATCTACCGCGAGGTGCTGCGCGACGACCAGGTCAAGGCCGTGTTCGATCAGCGCCGCCTCGCCGTGGTCTCGCGCGAGTGGGAAGTCGTGCCCGGCGGCAAGAAACGTATCGACAAAAAGGCCGCCGACTCCCTGCGCGAGCAGCTCAACGAGATCAAGTGGGACAGTGTCACCGACAAGATGCTGTACGGCGTGTTCTATGGTTATGCCGTCGCCGAATGCCTCTATGCCCGCGACGGCGCCGAGATCGTGCTCAATGAACTGCGCGTGCGCGATCGCCGCCGCTTCGGCTTCGACGGCGCCGGCCGGCTGCGCCTGCAGACCATGAGCAGCATGAATCCCGGCGAGGAACTGAAACCGCGCAAGTTCTGGCATTTCTGCACCGGCGCCGATCACGACGACGAGCCCTACGGGCTCGGCCTTGCGCACTGGTTGTACTGGCCGGTGCTGTTCAAGCGCAACAACATCAAGTTCTGGCTCATCTTCCTGGAGAAATTCGGCCAGCCGACGGCGAAGGGCACCTATCCGACCAATGCCACGGCGACCGAGAAACAGCGGCTGCTGGCCGCGCTGGAGGCGATCCAGACCGATGCGGCGCTGATCATTCCCGAGGGCATGACAGCCGAGCTGATCGAGGCCGCGCGCTCCGGCACCGCCGATTACGTGGCTATGTTCAGCGGCATGAACGCCACTATTGCCAAGGTGGTGCTCGGCCAGACGCTTACCACCGAGGCGGTCGGTGGCCAGTACAAGGCCGACGTGCAGATGGATGTGCGCCAGGACCTGGTCAAGGCCGATGCGGACCTGGTGTGCATGTCGTTCAACTTCACCGTCGCGCGCTGGCTGACCGAGTGGAACTACCCCGGCGCTGAACCCCCGCAGGTTTGGCGCCGCCTCGACGAGGATGAGGATCTCGGCGATCGCGCACAGCGCGACAAGACCATCGCTGACATCGGCTTCAGGCCTTCGGTCAAATACATCACCGACACCTACGGCGGCGAATGGACGGAATCCAGCCCGCCGCCGGCGGTGCCTGGTGGGCCTGCGCCAGGCGAACCGGGCGGCCCGCCACCGGGACCGGCCTTCGCCGATCCCGGCGAAGATCCCACGCCGATCGATGCGCTCACAGACCGCATGGCCGAGGAGGCCGCGCCGGCGCTCAAGGATCTGCTCGACCAGGTGCGCCTCTACGCCGAGGCGGCCGAGAGCATGGAGCAACTGCGCGACTGGCTGCTCGCCGCCTATGGCGAACTCGACACCGCGGCGCTCACCCAGGTGATGGCGCTCGGTTTCGCCGCCGCCGATCTGGCCGGGCGGGCGGATGTGACCGACGAAACCGGGTTAAACCGGCCTTAAACCGGTCACATCATGCCGATCGGCTACGATCCCCGGCTGCCCTTCGCGCAGCAGATCGCGTTCTTCCTCGCCAAGGGCAGCAACCTTATCCCCACCGCTCGCTGGACCGATGTCTGGAAATCCCAGCACGATCGTGCGTTCATGGTCGCCGGCGCCGCCAAGGCGGACCTGTTAAAGGACTTTTATGGTGCCGTCGAAAGCGCCATCAAGGACGGCACCGGGATCGGGGAATTCCGCAAGCAGTTCGATCAAATCGTCGAAAAACACGGTTGGGCGTATAAAGGCGAGAAAAACTGGCGCACCCGGGTCATCTACCAGACCAACATCAGCACCAGCTATTCGGCCGGACGCCTGGCGCAGCTCCGCGAGGGCGGGTTCCCGTTCTGGCTGTACAAGCATTCCGACTCGGTCGTTCACCCCCGCCCGCTGCATGTGAGCTGGGATGGCCTGACATTGCCGGCCGACGATCCCTGGTGGAAGACTCACTATCCCCCGAACGGGTGGGGTTGCAAGTGCCGCATCGTCGGCGTCCGCAACGAGCAGGCCGCAAAGCGCCTGGGTGGCCGTGTTGGCGGGCAGCCGCCAGACGACGGCACGGTGTCAGGCACCGACCGGCCGAAAGGCATCGACAAGGGCTGGGATTACCAGCCCGGCGCCAGCCTGCTCGGCGAGACGCGTGGCCAGCTGCGCGCCGGGCTCAAGGATCTTCCGAAACCGATTGCCGAGCAGCTCGCTGCAGATCTCGAAGCCGCGGCCGCACCGGTTCCGCCGCCGGCGCCGGGCGGCCTGCCCGATTTCAGACCCGCCAAAACCGTCAAGGCGGCCGAGCGCTTCGCGCAGGAGATCCTGGATGCACCGGGTGGCGCCGCCTATCAAGTCGGATCCGATGGGAAGCCGCTGGTCCGTTTCAGACATACCGCCCGTCGCAGGCGCCGCACCGACGGGCTTGGTATCCATGAAGTCGCGCGCGCTGAAGTATATGGAAAGGCGAAATATACCGGCCTGAGTCTCGATACCGCGAATGCACTCAACAAGACGCTGATCGAGCTGCAGCAGGAATGCGATCGCCTCGGCATCCCGCGCCTGCGCAGTGTCAAGAGCGGCGCCGGCCGCGCGCTCGCCTCGATGGGTGATGGCGTGCTTTCGGTGAGCAGGAATCTCGGCGGTAAATCACTCGATCCGGCCGATGCGTTAAATTCCCTGCTATCGCGGCAGGTATCGAAGGCCATCCGCGAGACACCGCTCAGCGAGAAACCGTTCACTACCGAGGCCTATTTCTCTGATCCAGTCGATAAGGTGAAATCGACGCTCTGGCACGAGTTCGGGCATCACGTACACCAGCAGTTTGGTGTCAATGACAGCGCCGCCTATAGCGCTCCGCCTCTGGAGCGCAGGCTGCGCGATTTCATTGCTCGCAGGAAACAGGCAACCGGCGAACGGGCGGCGCTGCAGAGCGGCGCCCTGGTGATTCCTACCCGCTACGCCACGACGAATGCTAAAGAATTCTTCGCGGAGAGTTATAATCTCTACAAGCTCGGGCGCTCGGATCTGATCGACCCCGAGTTGATTCCATTCATCAAGTCAGTCGAGGAAGGAAAGTTGCCATGATCGGCTTGCAATGCCTGACCTGCACCCGCCGGCATGAGACCGGCACCGCCGAAGGGCGCACGAGCTGCGACGCCTTCCCGGCCGGTATTCCCTGGGAGATCCTCGACGGCACGGTCGATCACCGCCAGCCCTATGCCGGCGACCAAGGTCTGCACTACGATCCGCAACCCGGAACCGATACCAGTGACATGGATGAAGGCATCCTGGAGGAAGTCGAGCCCGGCGAGCCGGATCCCCCGCTGATCTGATGACCGTCAGCATCGAGGTCGATGACAAGGACGTGCTGGCCGCGCTCGATCGGCTGGCCAAGAAGGGAGCCAATCTGCGCCCGGCGCTCCAGGATATCGGCGAGTACCTGGCGGAGACCACCAAGCGCCGTTTCGACACCTCTACTGGTCCCGATGGCCAGAAGTGGGCGCCGAATAGCGAGGCAACCATCCTCAACTACCTGCGGCTTCACAAGGGCAATTTCACCAAAAAGGGCAAGCTCTCGGCCAAGGGCCGCCAGCGGGTCATCGGCAAGCGCCCGCTGATCGGCGAGACCCGCAGCCTCTCCAGCACCATCAACTACCAGATCGACGGCAACGAGCTGGCCGTCGGCACCCCGATGGTCTACGGCGCCATGCAGCAGTACGGTGGCAAGAAATCCGACTTCCCGAACCTCTGGGGGGATATTCCCGCCCGGCCGTTCCTCGGGCTGTCCGATACCGACCGGACCACCGTGCTGGACATCCTCCAGGGCTACCTGTCCGAAAAGTAGCCAGAATGGCCAAAATGGCCCGATCCGGCAGACCGCCTGAGAGCCGTTCTAAGGGCCGCACCCGGAAAACCGCACCTACCCCCAGACCAAGGGGCCGATCTCAAAATTTAAAC